ATTAAGGTCACACCATTTCATGAACTTTAGTTCATAACTAGATCTATAGATGATATTTGTAACATCTCCTAAATATTTAGTATAATTTCGCGGAACGAACCTACCTTTATAAATTTCTTTGGCATAAACCATATAAATAACAATATTAAATAAACACTATTTATTAGGGAAAGTAAATGCCAACACAAGACGCTATTAGAAAAAGACGAGAAAGGAGAGAGGCAAGGCAAAATGCTGCCGACGAAGCCAAAGCGCAAGAACAACAACAAAAGTCTGATGCTAAGAATTATAAAAATGGTATGCCTTTTTCAGCAACTGCAAGAGGAGCTAGTATTGGTCAAATGTCAATGCAGTATCCACAAGACTTGTTCATGGAAAACCAAAAGAATGGCGTAGCATTTTATGTAGTATCAAAACAAAAAATAGGTGGCGGAGCAAGTAATAGAGGCGTAGATTTATCAGGTAAAGCAAGAGAAGCAGCAATAGCATATCAAAAGGATTTTTTATCTAATGGAGAAAACGCCGGAGGTAATAATAGAGTATCCAATGAAAGGACCACAGCTGTAGCTGTTGGCGCAGCAGGTTTAGGAGCTTTAATGGTAGGAGCTGCCACATTAAAAGGAGTAGGTGTATCTAGTTTTACACAGGCTATAACAAAAGCAGGTAAGACAGCATTAGCAACAGGTGCAGGTGCAGCAGGAGCTTACGGACTTATGGAAGGTTTTGGAGGATTGTTTACATCTAATGAATCTGAGTTTACAACACAAGGAATATATTTACACGTCCCACAATCTGTTATAACAGCTTATCAAGCTAATTGGGATGAAAGTAATTTAGGACTAGCAGGAAGATTGGGTAGTGAACAAGACTTTAGTTTAGACGCAATAGGTGAAGCAGGAGGAGTTCTTGCTAAAGGATTAATTGGAGGAGCGGCTACATTACCTTCAGCAGTAGGTATAGGTAACGCAGATTTTACAGGAGCTTTTGAGGCAACTTCAAGAATAGCAAACAATCCATACAAAGAACAATTATTTAGAAGTATGGGATTTAGGAAATTTTCATTTAGTTATACATTCTCTCCTAAAAATTCATCAGAGATGCAACAAGTAGAGGATATAATTAAAACATTTAAATTTCATATGCACCCAGATATGTCTCCTGAAACTGTATTCTTACAATATCCCTCAGAGTTTATTATAGAATTTTTATACGCAGAAGGAGATGACGTAAAAAGAAATGAAAACTTACCTAGAATAGGTTCGTGTGCATTAACAAATGTCAAAGTATCATATGGACCAGATGGTTATATGAATACAATAAAAGGAACAGGCGGTAAACCTTCAGAAATAAATATGGAACTAGCGTTTACAGAACTAGAAGTTCTAACAGGTGCTCATATTGAGGCAGGATTCTAATGGCATATTTTAGAAAGTTTCCCAAAATGCTTTATCCTTATACAGATAAAAATGGTAATAGAAAGCAAACTATTGTAACAGATGTATTTCGTAGAATATTATTAGATAAATTTTTTAAAAACAAAGCAGCCCTAACAGGTTATTATGTTAGTGATGGAGATACTCCGGAACTTATAGCATACAAGGAATACGGAGATGTAAATTTACATTGGGTTATTTTATTAGCAAATGATATAGTAGACTTAAATAAAGAATGGCCTTTATCTACAGAAGATCTATTATTGTATATTACAGATAAATATGGTGCTAATAATATATCAGATACACATCATTACGTTATAACAGATAATAAATCTATAATTGTAGACTGGGATGCTACAAAAGTATCTAATGGAACATATACAGCAGTTACAAATTTAGAATATGAAACAGAATTAAATGATGCTAAAAGACAAATAGCTATTTTAGATCAAGTTTACCTAAAAGATATGAGAAACCAATTTAATAAATTGATTAGAAAAAGTGAATAATGAATGCAATAACAGTAACACAAGGTGCGCAAGAGTATTTAAATAATCTCTTGGAAGACAACACAAATATAAAACTAACTATAGACAACGTCGGTAGTCCTAGAGCTGAGACAGTTCTACAATATTGTAAAGAAGGAGAGGAAGAGGATTTTGCTAGTTTAGACTTACAAGGATTTAAACTATTTTACAATGAACTACACGAAAAATATTTAAAGGATACAACAATAGATTATGATACAGAACGTTTCGGTGGTCAATTAACAATAAAAGCACCTAATACAAAGACGCCTATTATAGATGAGAATAGTACAATAGAAGAAAGAATAAACGCTGTTATTATAAATGAAGTTAATCCTGGTTTAGCAGCACATGGTGGCATGGTAGATTTAGTAGAATTTAGAGAAGGAAAAGCAATACTAAAATTTGGAGGAGGTTGCCAAGGTTGTGGAATGGTAGATTTAACTTTAGCAGACGGCGTAGAAAAATTATTAAAGGAGAGGATTCCAGAGATTACAGAAGTATCGGATATGACAGATCATTCATTTACTGATAATGCTTACTATAATCCTACGAATAACAGTTACTAATGACAGACACTCCAATACAAAAAGCAGGTGAAGTAGAATTTGATGAGTTCTTTATAACTAATCAAAATAAAGAAAACGTAGACATTACACAAATGATGGCGGAAATAGGCCTGTATGAGGATATATTTTCTCCTTTTATGCATGGCTACTTAGTTTTATCTGACGCTAAAGATTTAATTAATAACTTTGGAATACAAGGCGGAGAAGGGGTTACTATAAAATTTAGAAGTAAAACTTTGCCAGATGAACCACATTTTATTATAGAAAAATCTTTTGCAATATACGCCATTGAAGATAGAGCACTAATAGACGACAGACAATCTACATACAAATTAAAATTTTGTTCTTGGGAAGCATTTGCTGATGGAGCAGTTACAATAAAAGGTTCAATACCTACTGAAGGAAGAACAACATCTGACCAAATGGCATCTAAGATATGGGAAGATTACATATCTAGAAATAGAAGAGTAGACGGTGAAGAAAAAACTGAGATGTTTATTAGTAATACACCACATAAAAGAGAATTTCAATACTTGTCTAACTCTTGGTCACCGATGCAAAATATGTCATACATAGCAAGAATGGCATGCACAGAAGATGATATCTCTGACTTTGTATTTTTTGAATCCAATAAAGCTTTTTATCTTACATCTTTATCTAATTTAATAAACAGTCAATTAGAACAACCTTTTGATGAATATAGTTTTATTACAGATGGTCAGGCACCATTACCAAAAGATGAATCTATAGGTTATACAAATAATTCTTTTCCAGATAATCCAGAAATGTCACAGATTAATGATATAACAATACCTAGAACTATAGACATATTAGACAGTCAATTATCAGGACATTATGCTAATAATACAATTACATATGATTTCTTTGCTAAAACAAAAGGACAATTCTTAGCAGATGTTAGAAGGGATTTTCCTTACTACGGTAGAACAGATGCAGGTATTCCTGTACCGGCAGGAGTTCCTCGTGATTCTTTTTCTGTTACCAATATAAAATATGTAAATGGATTTTTATCCTTAAATAGAGCAGGTGGGTTTCCTAGTGATGGTGCTGAACCATACAAAGAAGAAGTTAATCCAGCATTTGTATTATCAGATTCTATTAGGCAACAATACATGAGTTCTTTTAAAGATTATACTTTTGAAATGGTTGTACCAGGTAGAACAGACATAGAAGTAGGACGTGTAATAAATTTAAATTATCCTTTAGCAGGAGAAAAACAGTCAGGAGAAGAATATTTAGATCCTTTCTTAGCAGGTTCCTATTTAGTAACAGCAATAAAACATGAATGGACTTTTACAGATTATAGAATGAGAATGGAAATAGTTAAAAATGGACTTATGTACAGCATGGGTGATGCAGAGGATGAGGTAAACTTATATGAAGACTAATATTAAAGCACCTAGAATGGTATGGTGGACAGGAATTGTAGAAGATATTATTGACCCTGCACAGGCAGGAAGAGTAAAAGTAAGAATATTTGGATATCATACACATGATAAAACTGTTCTCCCAACAAAAGATTTACCACTAGCAACTCCAATTAATCCTGTTACAAGTGCAGGAATGAATGGCATTATGGAAAATCATTCATTAACTTGTGGTACAACTGTCGTAGGATTTTTCGCAGACGGTGACGATGGTCAAATACCTATGATAATGGGAACAATAGCAGGCAAGCCATATGAAAGAAAATTTACAGGAGAAGGATTTGAAGATCCTAATGGTAACTGGCCTAGAGAAGCAGACAGTCCTAAAGGTTATGCAGGAGTAGGTGAACCAGATGTTTCACGTTTAGCAAGAGATAATGCAGAAGATTCCTACTCATTAAAAAACAGAAGGTCTAATAGAGAAACAAAAGTAAGAACAGCAAAAGCACCTAGTGTACAAACAGATAAAATATTAGATGATAAGAGTGGAATAGACTATGAGGGAGCAACATGGGACGAACCACATCCAAGAGGTAATCCTACAGACAATGATCCTTCAAGTGATTTTACACCTAGTTATTGGGACCCAATGTCAGGAGGCCCACCTAAAGGTGATGAAACTTCTTTACATCCTTTAAATATTGTAAATGAAACAAGAGCAGGTATTGTACACGAAAGAGACAATACACCAAAGAACATAAGAATACATGAATATCATCCTGCTAATACATGGTATGAAATACATCATGATGGTAGTAAAATGGAAAACGTTGCTAACCATAATTATAGAACGATAGCAGGAAATGAAAATGTTTTAATTAGAGGTAATTGTAATGTTACAATAGCAGGAGATGCTAAACTTCTAATACAAGGTAATAAATATGAGGAAATAGAAAAAGATTATTTCCTTTCTGTTATAGGAGATAGAATTACAAAAATTAATGGTAATGATATTAGAGTAATAGGTACAGATGTAACTGAATCTATTAAAGGTAACAGAACAGTTCGTGTAGCAAAAGATGATACACAAACAATCGTTAAATCACAAACAGAATCAGTTGGCGGAACAAAAAGAGAAACTGTCAATGGTCCTGTAAAAGAAAACTTTGGAGACTTCCATGCAACACAAATTAAAAAATATAGATACCAAGATGTTGTAGATTCTATGATGACAAAAGTAGGTGTCAATTTTAAAGTAGGAGCAGGAGGTATTTCAGAAATAGGGTCAGCAGGTAATATGACAATTAAAACATTAGCATCTCAAATTGTAGATGTTGCTGTAGATGTCACAGAAACTGTTGGAGGTAATGTAAGCGAAACAATATCAGGTGACCAAACACAAGCAATTACAGGTAACTTAGATATTGATGCCGCACAAATAGACTTGAACTAATATGGAATTTTTATTCATACCTTTATTAGCATGTATTATTTTAATGATAGGTGAAAATTCAAACCCTAGGGGTATGAATATTTTTTGGTATAAAGTTAATATAGCAAGAAGAGATTATTTCAAAGCATTAACAGAATATGATTCTGGAAATAATAAAGGTAATGGTAAACATTCAAGGATAAAATAATATGCCAGGAGTAAGTAGAGACAACGATACAGCAGGAGGAGATTTAATAGCTTCTCAATCAACTGTCTTTGCTAATGGACAGGCAATAATTATAGATGGAGATGCTGTAGCGCCACACGGAGATAGTCCGCATAACGCAGCTACAATAACAGCAGGTTCGAATAATGTGTTTATAGGTGGAACAGCTGTTGTAAACGCTGGAGATTCGGCAACTTGTGGGCATACAAGTAGTGGTTCAGGTAACGTAAACGTAGGATAGGAGATAGACATGAGCTGTGGACCAGCAGAAGCACTAAAAGGATTAGCAGACGGGATAGATGTTTTAGATGATAAAATAGATTCCCTTATCGAAGAATCGCCGTTAGGAAAATTAAACGAATTAAAGGCAGAGGCAGAAGCCGCTGTAAATGGAGTTATGGATGCTGTTAATGTAATGATTCCTGAAATAGGACTAGGAGTTTTAGATGGACTTGTTCCTGCAGGATTACAAGATGACATAAAAGGAATAGCATCATTTGTATTAGCAGGTATAGCGTCTAAAGATGCATTTGAAAATAAATTAAATTCTTTAAAAAGTAAATATGAAAATATGGACTTAGGAGACTTCAAGGATTTAGATGATGTTGTTGCAGCATTGCGTTCAGGAGCATTAGATTTAGATAATATATGTAAACTAATACCTAATTTTGAGGAAGAGCCCGGAGGAATTGGATTCGCATTGAAAGGAGTACCTACTTCTTTCCCTGAGATAGACCCCGTAGCACTTTTAAAAGGAGGTAAGTTACCTGATTTTCCTAAATTTGAATTTGATTTAGAAGTAGAAGCAATAACAAAAGAAGCAACAGACGAATTTTTACAGTTTGACCTTCCAAAGTTCGGTTTTTAACTTATAAATACTTTAAATGGCAGACGAAAAAGTAAAATTAAATAGAGTCTATAAAGACATTGATATGGCATTCGGGCTAAACCCTGTGTCCTCTGACATTGGTAAAAAGATAGATGTAAACGCAGTTAAACAGTCTATAAAAAATTTGTTATTGACTAAACCGTTTGAAAGAAAGTTTAACCCTAACTTGGCATCACCTTTAAATAGATTTTTATTTGAACAGGCAACACCAACAACAAGGCCCATGATGGTAAGGGCGATAGAAGAAACAATAGGTAACTTTGAACCTAGATGTGAGATAGATGATATTGTTATTAGAGATGATGTAGATAATCATTTATATCAAATATCAATCTTTTACCATGTAATAGGAGTCAATCAACCTGACGTACTGTCTTTAAGTTTAACTAGGGTAAGGTAATATGGCAAATTTAGACGTAACAGAATTAGACTTTGAGGATATTAAGGATAACTTAAAAAGTTTTCTAAAAAGTCAAACAGAATTTAGTGACTATAACTTTGAAGGTTCTGGTTTGGCAGTTCTTATAGAATTACTAGCATACAATACACATTATAATGGTATGTTAGCACACATGCTTGCTAATGAAAATTTTATAGACACAGCAGTAAAAAGAGAATCAGTAGTTTCAATAGCAAAGGCATTAGGTTATACACCAAGATCAAGAGTAGGTTCTACAAGTAGAGTTAATTTAAGCGTTACACCAGACTCATCTTATACTTCTACAACATTAGAAATATCTAGAGATTCAACATTCTCTACAACATTAGATGGAAACACATATACATTTTATCCATTAGAAACAACGGTAGTAAATGCATCTACTGTAGGCGGAACAGGACCTTATTACATTTATGGTACAGACACAACAAAATCAGAAACAGCAGGATATTATTATCCTGTATATTTAACAGAGGCAGCAGCTACTGCAGCAGACTCAGCAAGTAGTTCTCCTGGTTCACATACTCACACATTTACAGAGTATCCTGGCAAAACTTTTTATATGCCTAATGGACAGATGAACCATGCTAAAGACACATTAGGTACAACAAGTCAAACAGACTATGGAGTATCTATTTCAACAGGACTAACATATGGTAGATATACAGATCAAACAGAAGCATCTGCTACTAAATCACAATTTGACTTTAATAGTTTAGTAATTAAAGAAGGTGTTAGGATATCTAATCAATTTGTAGTTAATCCTACACAATTACAAGGACCTTTTGTAATACCTAATAAAAATATAGATACATCTACATTAAGAGTTAGAGTAAAAGAATCATCAACATCTACAACTATTACAACATATACAAAATCAGATAAATTCTTAAATGTAAAAGCAGATTCAAAAGTTTACTTCGTAGAAGAAGGACCTGACGGTTTGTTCCAACTTAAATTTGGAGACGGAGTTATTGGATCAGCACTTACAGCTGATAATTTAGTTATTGTAGATTATATTGTTTCCTCAGGAGAGTTAGGAAATTATGCTAAAACATTCTCTCTAGGTAATACGTTATCTGGTTCAGGAGAAACTAAAAAGGTTCAACTTGTTTCACAAGGTTCAGGCGGACTATCCAAAGAAAATATAGATGAGATTAGATTTAATGCACCTAGATTTAACGCAACAAGAGACAGAGCTGTAACAGCAGCAGATTACGAGGCATTAATATTAGCAAGTAATCCTAGTATAGAATCTTGTTCTGTATGGGGCGGAGAAAAGAACGACCCACCTATATATGGTAAAGTATTTATTTCATTGAATCCTACTGTAGGTTCTATTATAACAGATTCAGATAAAGACAACATTAAAACACAGGTTATAGATCCTAAAACACCAGTAGCAATTATTCCTGAATTTGTAGATCCAGAATATACTTACATAGGATTAGAAGTAGGTATTGTTTACAATCCTAAAGAAACAACTTTATCTAAAGGTGAGATAGAGGCAGCAGCACAAAATGCAATAGGCACATATTTTACTTCTAGTTTAAATAAATTAAATAAAAGTTTTTATTTTACAAAACTCCACGATGCAATTAAAGCTTCTAATGAATCTATTAGTTCTTTAAATATACAAATTAAATTACAAAAAAGATTAATTGTAGAATATAATACTGTTAAAAATTATACAGTTAAATTTAATCACAAATTACAACCTAGAGAAATATCTAGTACATATTTTAATATTACAGTAGGCGGAGCAACACATAAGGTATTATTAAGTGATACACCAGCAGCCTCAGTAGTAGCACCTACTTATTCAGGTACAGGAACTATAAATGCTGTCAAAGTAGATGGAACAATTATAGCAGGAATAGGAACAGTAGATTACGATTCAGGAACAATTAGTATTCCTTCTACTACAATAGCTTCTTTATATGGTTCAGAAACATCAATAAGAATAAATGCTAGACCACATGATTCGGTTTCAGACATTACAACACAAGCTCTTATAAGAACTTCTGATACATCTTCAGCAGCAGTAGTAGCA